TAGCCAAGATGATTGTTGCATACAACTTTAATTGCTCACCATACTCACGCTCTTTGCCGGTCTTCCAGTCGAGGACGTGGGCTCTGGGGCCATCAAAGTACACAGCATCATAGATACCCCTTACCCAAGCCTCGGGGGCCTTGAAGTCACATGGTTGCCAATCTTTGGTCACAGCAAACTCTACCTCACTGCGTGTTTTCTTTGCAACAAGCTCTTCAAGATAAGGGAACCAGTATTTATGTTCATCTGGAATCAGATTGAGATTGATCAAAGCATCCTCAAACTCTGCGTGAATCATTTTGCCACGTGTTGCGGCATCACCGGCTGGCTCATGTCGATGCTCAATGCGAGTCAGCTTGTACTTGTAAGGGCAATCTTCGTAAGTTTTGATTGATGAGTTTGAGTATGCCATCACTTGTCTTTCAGAGTATCAGTGTAAGGGAAGAAGGGCTTTGGGTTTGCGGCAACTAACTTTACTTGTTGCATGCCATTACGGCTACGAAATCTAACATCTTGCAAAAAGATGCTAGGCCTTTTTACTTGTGCCAACTCATCCCAAGGGTCAAGCGCAACAGTAGGCTTATTGTCTTTTGCAACAAAGCAATTCTTTTCATGATCGTAGGTCATTAGTTCCATTATGTGCATTTTGTTGTTTTTCATAGTATTGTTTAGGGAACGGGTCTTTTTTATCTAGCAACTGTCTTAACCACTCAGCACCGCCAAGATGATTAAAAATAATCCATTGTCTATCTGACATCCGTACTTGTCTGCCTAGCAAAGGCTCAGGCGGTTTAGGTCTGGGCACCTTTCATACTCCTTATATATGCGGCAAAGCTTGCCATAGTATCTTTTTCAAATGCTTTGAAGTTGCCAACTTCTTTTGCCACTTCTTCAAGCGCGTCGTTTCTGATCTTATTTGAGATGGGGTCAAGCTGTTTCATAACTACTTGCCGTTTGCGCCAGCCCAATGCTTTTTCAAGCTCATCAAATGCTTCATCTTCTGCAGTCATAACGGCCTCCACACGTAAAGATCCATCAACACAACAATAATGCCTACAAGGAACACAACTCTTTCAAACTTTTCTATGCGTGTCATCATTTGACCTCCTGATACGTATTGCCGATTTTGTAATCACTAACCATAGGCACATCCATTGTTATTGCATTGCACATAGACCATGTCAGGCATTCAGCCTCACGTACCACATGCTCTTCAGGAGCTGAGATAACCAGCTCATCATGCACACTAAGCAGAAGCCTACTACCCTGACGTTTGCTTTGGTATAGCAGCATGGCGGCCTTGGCCTGATCAGCCGCGGAGCCTTGAATTAAAAGGTTAACCCCTTTGTAGTCGAACTCACGCAGACGGCCATTGATAATCTTGGGCGGTTCCATCTTGATCAGACGCCCGCCAATGGTTTTCAATGGTTGGTTCAATTTATACCTTGTCCGCATTGTTGATTGCATTATCTTGAGGCCCGGAGCCACGGCGGTGGTATACGCATCCATCAATGTCTTTGCCATTTCATAATCCACCTCAAGCATTTCACTGATTTTCTTAGGCCCAGCGCCATAAAGAATAGCAAATGATACGCCTTTGGAGTAAGTCCTTGACACCTCACGGCCGCTGGCCTCAGTCATCATCTTGGCAGCGTAAGTATGCAGATCAGCACGAGCATCGGCTTGATATTGCTTCATCAAATCACCGCCTTCAAAGTGCGCAAAGATACGCAGCTCTTGAGCGTTGAAGTCACACGCAATTAGCTTATGCCCTTCATCGGCTAGGATGAAGCTTCGGATGAGTGGGAGGGTTGCCACATCCAAGTCGGGTGGGATCCCAACTTTCGGGTAACGGACAGGCGCATTTTGAAAGTTTGGGGTTGAGGATAATCTGCCGGTTCGTGTGCCCCCACGTTCACCTCGTACACTGTTCCAGTTGGTGTAGATTCGACCTGTAGATGCAGAAGCTTGTAACCAGGGCTCAATGAAAGTTGACAAACATGTTGATAGGTTGGCTCTATATCTGAGGACATCTTTTAACTCCGTATGGGTGATTAGTTCTTCAAAGGTTTCCTTGTCTGCCCTAGGTTGGCCCTTATCCGTGGTAGGCCACCCATTATCTTTGATCCAGTATTCTGTGGGATAAATACTATTGACCAGCTCTTTATCGCTGTCAAGATTCAAATCAGGAGAACCTAACAATGCACGAACCCAAACATTACACTTTTCAATATCTATTACTGCTTGCTCTTTTGCTTTTTGCAAACCGACTCGATCAACCCTTACACCTAACCGGGAGTTTTCAAGTAACATTGGAATCAAAGCCACCTCACGGTGGTAAGCCTCCTGCTGTGCGGGTAAAACCTGCTCGCTGAGATACTCATAAAGCTTGCTTGTAAGCCGTACATCAGCTGCGGCGTATTTGCCAACCAATTCCACGGGGCCGCGGGAAATGTATGCACCCCACGTAGACTTTTTACGACGTGCCTCATCGACATTAGCAAGGATCCACTCCTTCAGCTCATCCCTTTCATTAGGTGTGTCCAAGCTCCAAGTGACAACCAAGTCTTTTAAGGAAAGAGATTGAACGTGAGGATCGTGGAGAAAAGCAAGTATAAGAGTATCATGTATGACTGTGGTGTCCTGAGGGATGGGTATATCCAAATGAGTCTCAGCAACATCAAGGTCAAACATAGCGTTATGAAAGCAGATATCGCGACCGCTAGCATAGATCAACTCCATCATAGCTTTAACAGCTGACTGCGTTGTGTTATTGCCTGTGAGGTGGCCAAAGGCGTGGTAGCCATCTGGGTATTCACCTTCAGGGTCGTAGACGGCCAAGCCAACTGGCACCGGAGGATACTCCGGCCGTGGGCCAATAGCCATTGTTTCAAAATCAAGATAAACAGGTTTCATAATGAAGGCGGGGTACTTGCCGTAGGCTTTCCCCCAGCGCTTTAGTACTTTGGATTGCCATCCACAGCTACGGCGGCATCAACTTCTTCGTTAACAGCACCGGCTGAGTCAATAGCTTTTTGCACTTCGGTCTTGGCACGCTCAATCAATGCGCCAATGACAGCGTTATCCTCAATGGCCTTGACCATGTTGAAGACTACCTTGAACTGTGTCTTGGCATCAGGTGCAACAGCAACTTCACTAATCACACCCAGCGGTGGACGCTTCAGTGTTGCAGCCAAAGTCTGCGCGTATGTTGCGTAGTTCTTTAAGCTGGTAACGGGCGGACGCAGTGCTGCAACTTCAGCAGCCTTGACGGCATCAACACTGCCAATGCTATCAGCAGGGATTAGCAGCAGGCGACGTGTTTCACGGCAAGCTTTGCCTTTACCGCCATTAGCGGCGGAGCCCCACTCATTCTTAGGACAGCCTTCGCAGGTTGCGTGCTGAACTGCAGGTGAAGCAGATGATGGGGCCATGCCTGTTGCAGTTGAGCTGATGGCAAAGCAATCAGGCCCTGTGACCTTGGTAGGGTCATAGCGGCTGCTGTAGTACAAACGCTCAATGGGAGCGGCCAATACGACGCAGGCCAGCTTGTTGCCAGTGATTACATCACCGCGGTATGTGAGGTTACCCCCCTTGGTGGAAAGAAATGCAGTGGCGAGGCTGCTTTGCTCGGCCTTCACCGATTCAATGGCCAATGCGGCAAGCTGGTCTTCAAACAAAGCCAGTTGTGTAGTAGTCTTAGACATGTGATTCCTTAAAGTTTAACAAGAGATTATTTACGACGAACGACGGTAAGTTCCCAGACCTCAGAGACTGAAGTACCGGGGATGGCCTCACCAGCTTCCCACCGCTCACGGAAGGCTGTTGAGGAAAGCCGCTTATGCAGCAATTCGAATTGGCTTGTCGCAGCGACATAGCCGTAAAAAGCTTGCCAATCATCAATGGCAGGGTGTTTGCTCATGCGCATAGTGCATGATGCTTTATCCGACGCCGCCTTGCTGATGCCAGCATCAGACATAAGGGCCATGATGTCACTTTCCAAGCTTGTTAGCTTTTCAGTTTTTTCTTTGACCTGTGAGGATAACTCTTCACGAGCATTTTTAGTTTCGACATATATGTCAATAAGATCTTTAAGATTCATGGCCTTGCTTTCTGTTGTTCGGTTTGAATGATGGCCAACATCATGGCCTCAGGTGCTTGCCAACCCATAGGCTTAATGACGTCGTATTGTGAGCCGCGCAACGACCTAATGTAGTCATTGGCTGGTTCTTTGTTCATGTTGGCTTCGTGTACCACATTAAAAAGCTGGTCAAAAGGTAGCCCCATAGCATGGCTGCAACCCATGGTGACGTAGACAAGATCGACCAAAGCATCAGCAGCATCAACAAGGCTATTCTCCTCGCAAGCACGAAGGTATTCACTAAGCTCTTCCATGATGAAGCGAGCAAAGTAACTGGCCTGCTCAGACGAGAGCAGAGTAGGTGTAGTGGAAACTGGCAGGCCCATCTTGCGACGGAAGGCCAGTACTTTTTCTGAATTAGTCATATGCATAATCATTTGCTATTGTAGCGCGGGCTGCGCATTCTTTTGACATAAGGGCCTCATACGCATTGCGATTGGCAGGGTTAAGCATTGCTGTAATGTCTTTGCCATCCATCAAAACGCAGTAATCAAAACCGCGATGCGTGGGGGTATACATAACAACAATGTCGCGTTCAATGTCGCCATCACCCCACTCGGCTTGCCAATTGTCTAAGCCATAGTGATCTAAGGAGTATTCGTATTCATGTGGCATGGTAGGCTTTGGTGTTGCGTAAATAACGTATGCGCTGAGGTGGCCAAGTGCGCGTGCTGCTGACATACGCAATTCCAATTGCTCTTTGTATGATGCCAAGGCAGTAGCATCAGCAGGTGCATTAAGAACAAAAGCCTCAATGCCTTGGTAGATTTCCTGCAGCTCGATAAGAGGGATGGTTACAGTTTTAGTCATACGGACTCCACTTGGTTGAGTAAGTCTTGCAACCACAATGGCTGCTGGTCTTTGCCTTTGTTGTACACAAGCGGCATGGTAGCAATTTTGCTAGCGTAATAGCGACGATATGATGCGACGTGGTCGTTGCTTTTGAATTCATCGGGCATTGCCAATGTAGGTGGAGACCATTTGGTAGGAAGCATGAGCATGGCCTCGGGGCACACAAGAAGCTCGGCGTGTAGTACATCATTGCTTTTGTGGCCGTGGCCATAGCGGTACTTGAATTCACGGCCAAGGAAACGTGCAAGATCGCTAACCCAGTTGTAATGCAACCGTGATTCGCGAACCCAGACGGCTGAGGGGTGATTGGCATGCGTGGGGCGATAGGATACTTTGTCGCCGTTGCCGTAAAAGTGATGCGCAGTTGCAAGCAGCTGGCAGGATTCGATAAGCATTTTGCCGACATGCTTGTCGCAATGCATAACTGCCGCAATGCTGGGCAGATGGTGTAAGAAAAAGATGTTCATACAATACCTTTCAATAATCAAAAAAACAGGAGGACTAGTAACGTGAGATTAAATTGTACAACAATTTTAGGGGCCGTGTGAGGTACCCCTAAAAATATTATGACAAAGCCAAGAGGGCATCAACAGTTTGTTGCTTAACATTAACGCCGCCGCCGAACCAAGCATTGGCCAACCGAGCATCGCCGGTGCGTGCTGTTTCCCAATCCATCAGCTGTGTGACTGCATTCAACGCGCCCCATGCTGTGCCCTTGGCTGATTCCAACTCAGCGCCAATGCCTGCACCTTCGAAGAGAGCCAATGCTCTGGCTGCTGCGCGTGAAGGATTCTTTTCATCGCCGCCGAGGATCTTGGTGAAGATGGCCTGTGCTTGTGTGGAGCCAACCTTGATGCTAGCCAAAAACTTGGCCGTTTGCTCGAACATGCGGAATGCTTCGTTGCTGTTAGCTAACTCGGCTTTAATGGACTCGGGGCGGAAGATGGAGTTATGACGAACACTTACGTTGGCCTTGCCTTTTTGCTGCGCCAATTGCAATGTGTTATTACATACAACACGAACGCTGGTGAGGCGAGCCTGAGTGGCCAGAGAGCCATCAGCGGAGCTGGCCAATAAGAGATATTGGTTAACCTTATCGCCTGCAATGTTGAACTCGCCATCCATCTTGGCGAGGGCCCAGTAATGCGCGCCATTGCGAAGAACACCGGCTGTTTCAAGGTGAGCAATATTGCCGACCATGTCGCGGAAGAATTCGAGGACCTCGATCGGCTGAACAATTTTGTACTGGCTAGACACCAAGCCGAGGGGCAAGTTGCTGTCTGTGCGATACATAACTTTCTTGCCGTCATAAGGCAGGGCCTGCGCCTTGAAGCCATTCCACACACTGGCTGGTGGAGTGAATTGGACATCGGCGGTAGCCAATTGGAAGTCAAGGCCAGATTCCTCGGCCCATGTTTCAATGGTTGAGTCAGCAGTCAACTGCTGGCCAAGACCGTGCCATGGAGTTTCACCAACGTAAGCGATTGCTGCTTTGCCGGAGATAGTGTTTGCGATTAAGTGTGCCATGATAAATACCTTTCAAAAGTCAGTTAAGTTACAGCAATCTGAAGTTTGTTGCTGTAAGTGAATTATACGTCTGTTCTCGTGATTGAAAACAGGTTTTTGCAATTATTTTCAATTTATTTGCATTTATTTTTGAAAACTCGAGTATTCAAAAACTGCAGCGGTTAGTGCTTCTGTATACTTTTGTTTCTCGAGGTAACAGTTACTCAAAAGACCGAAAAGAAATACTTTTTACCGCCACTGCAGCTGATGTATATTACTTACCCCACCGTCTGCCGTACAGGGTAGATTTTTATTGATAAATTGGAACATTATGACTATTGACATTACGCATGGCCACCATTGGCCGAGCATATTCGCACCTGATATAGCCTGCACACAGGCAAAAGAAAAGGACCTAGAGGTAAGTCTAGATCCTTATAAAGTAGGCAACTTGCAAAGAAAAGCACTATGTCATCAGGTTTTGCAGCACTAACAACACAGCCGACAGAATTATACACTAACTTCCTAGCGGCGAGGGCATTTGAGGACAAAGATATACAGGCGCTGGGCCTATCTTTGCTTGACCCCGAGGAATGTTACCAACTACTAGGCCACACTCGTGAGTGGAGCATCAAAATCCCGTATTTTGATATGCTGGGCCAAGAAACCGGCTTTAATCGGGTCAGGATACTGACACCGAAGGGCAAAATGAAGTATTCTCAGGCTCGAGCCAGCGGAAGCCACGTATACTTTCCACCAACTATCGGTTGGAAGCAGGTCGCGCAGGATGTAGATGTTCCCATCATCATCACCGAGGGTGAGTTTAAGACATGGGCCATCGCCAAGCAGATCAGCAAGGACACCCTTAACTACGCTACACTAGGTTTAGCCGGTGTTACAAGTTGGACTGACAAATCTGGTTTACACCTGCACAAAGACCTGATGAAGATCATATGGCAGCGTAAGACCAGCTTCGCGGAGAAGCACCGCAAGGTTTACATTGTCTTCGATTATGATGGGGCCGGCGAAGATGGTGAGCCTAATGAACAGGTTGGCATGGCCGAAACAAAGCTTGCTGTCACGCTTCGCGGTCTTGGCGCCGAGGTACACCTTTGTCGTGTCGGCAGATTCGGCGCTGGTAAGGGCACCAAGTACGCTATTGATGACCACCTACAAGCTGGCGGCAACCTAGGTCAAGTCCTCACCAGCACCAGCACGGTGATGAACGGCATCGACACCCTTGAAACCAAGCTTTATGAGTTCAAAACGCAGTACGCCCTCATCAACGGCGATGTGATCAGGCTCAAAGACGGTCTCATCCTTGGGTGGAACAAAGCACGCATAGACGCAGCGCAGGATTACTTCGTGCAAGTCACGCAAAGGCCAAACGGTGGCACCAGCAGCAAGACCATCTACATCTTGGATGCCTATAAGGACTGGGCAAAGCGGTGTGATCTGGATGGCGTAGGCATGTATCCCGAGTACCAAGGCCTCACTATCACGCCAACAAGGCATTACAACCTGTTTAAGGACTGGTCCAATGAGCCCACCGTGGGTGATCCTACACCTTACCTTGAGTTTTGCCAATACTTCTTTCGTGATGAGCCTGCTTTTGCCGACTACTGGCATAACTGGGTGGCCAATGTGGTCCAATTCCCATGGAGAAGAAACTACACCACACCGCAGTTCGCTTCTTCCATTGAGGGCATCGGCAAATCAGCTATCGCCGAGTTTATAGCCGAGATGCTAGGCATTGGGGACGGAGGCCCGGCTGCCATCATCGGGCCTGATGAGCTATTTGGCAACTTCAACGGCATGTTAAAAGGTAAGATCTTCATAGTCGTGAATGAGCCATCGTCTGATCGTGATGACCACTCGGCGAAGCTTAAGAACTACATCACATCTAATGAGCTCACCATCAACAATAAGTATGGCGCGCAGTACGCCATCACTAACTACATCAACTTCGTATTCACGACAAATAAGAGCTACGTTACGCACATGGGTGATACCGCAAGGCGTGAAGCTATCTACAGTCCAGCCAGTTTATCCAACCAAGAAACGCACCCCAAGGTCGTGGCTTTGATGAAGTGGGCCAAGGCGCAGCAGGGCTTTGGCATCATGCTTAACTGGTACATGAATCGTGATATATCTGGCTTTGATTGCAAGCAAGCTGCACCAAAGACTCAGTATCGTGAGACTGCGATCCAGCTTTCCAAGACTCCACTTGAAGCTTTTGCATTAGAGCTTAAAGCTTGGGTCAATGATCACCTTGAAGGGATGGCGGCGTTCACCGCGCCCCAGCTGCAAGTTTTATGTGAGCGTTGGGGCCATGATAGCCGCGCAAAGGCTCAATATATACGTAAAGCTTTGCAACCCCAAGGGACAATTGATCCTAGTAAGCTCATAAAAGTGCATGGTAAACCTTCACGCTACACCACGTTTATCACGTCTGAGGTAACATTAGCTCGAAGGGTCGAGCCAACTTGGTCACAGGTTGTCACGAGAACAGAGGACGCACTGCAGCGTGAATTGGAGCAAAATGGTAGTTTCTGATGTTCAGCACTTGTTACCTGTTACCAAACTGTTACTTCTGAAAGCCTTATCTGGATTGAATAGTAACAAGGTAACAGTAGGTAACTATTATTTTATAAAGTATAGTATATATAGTAATAGTGTATAGCTATATAGTTTTCTGGACCATATGTTACCTTGTTACCGTTACCTGCCGCAATAAAATGTACACACTTCCAACTTTATGATTACAATCCGCACATGACTACAAAGACACCATCTAAGAACGGTAAGTTCTTGGGCCGTCCTACAACGTACGACCCAGCGTACTGCGATCAAATCGTAGCCCTTGGCAAAGAGGGCTTATCGCGTTGGCAAATCGCATCGAAGCTTAACATCGGATGGCGCAATCTCCAAAACTGGGAAGGCGCACATGACGATTTTCGGGCTGCATTGGAAGAAGCACGACTTGATGCGCTATGTTATTGGGAAGAGCTCGCACAGAATCACATGATTGAGAACCCCGGCGGGCCAAGACTCAACACTGGGTTGTGGAGCCGAAGCATGGCAGCACGCTTTCCCGAGCAATACCGCGAGAACTCCAAGCTCGAGGTCACAGGTAAGAATGACGGGCCCATCCAAGTCGACATGGTGCATGACTTCTCACAAGACTTGTTGGATGATCTCCTAACAACGCGCCAAGTCGATGCTAAGCCAAGCAAGAGCAAGTGAGTTTGCAGATCGGATCCGCAAGGGTCCTGATCTTAACCTCATGCTACCTGAGCGCAAAGCTGCGCACAAGGCTCGACAAAGCTGGCTAACAATAGCCAATGATCATCAGGTTCCGCCACCCGGCAATTGGTGGAGCATATGGCTCTTGCTCGCAGGACGAGGCGCAGGCAAGACTCGCGCAGCTGCCGAGTGGCTGTGGTGGGAAGCATGGACGCACCCCAAGACAAGATGGCTTGTCTCTGCGCCCACATCATCCGATGTCCGCGACGTCTGCTTCGAAGGCGACTCAGGTCTGATGACTGTGATCCCCGAGCAGTTGGTCGACCACTACACACGGTCGCTACATGAGATAGTCCTCATCAACGGCACGCTGATCAAAGGCATCCCTGCGTCTGAGCCATCACGATTTCGAGGTCCGCAGTTCCACGGTGGCTGGTTTGACGAGCTTGCTGCATGGGATTACCTTGACGACTCTTGGAACATGATCCAGTTTGGTATGCGCTTAGGTCAGAAACCCCTGATGCTATGCACCACAACGCCTAAGCCCAAGCCATTGATCGTGGATCTGGTGAACAGAGACGGCGAGGATGTGATATGTACCAAGGCCAGCACGTACGACAACATCCACAACCTCGCCCCATCGTTCCAAGCGCAGATCTTGCAGTACGAAGGCACAAAGCTTGGACGCCAAGAGATCTACGCCGAGATTCTAGACCCTGAAGAGGCGGGCATTATCAAGCGTGATTGGTTCAAGCTGTGGGACAATGAGAAGCCGCTGCCTAGATTTGAGTACGTGCTTCAGTCTTATGACTGCGCGACCAGTGACAAGACCAAGAACGACCCGACGGCCTGCACTGTGTGGGGTATCTTTAGGCCAAGTCCCGACAAGGCTATGAGTGTCATGCTCATTGATTGCTGGGAGGAGTACATGCAGTACCCTGAGCTGCGACCTAAGGTGATCGAGGAGTCCACCGCCATTTACGGTGATGAGAATGAGTTTGGTCACGGGAAAAAGGTAGACATGATCTTGATCGAGGACAAGTCAGCCGGCACGCAGCTTATCCAAGATCTGCAACGCGCAGGTCTGCCTGTGAGAAGCTACAATCCCGGGAACGCGGACAAGACTACACGCCTTAACATCGTGGCTCCCATCATTGCCAAGGGCCGTGTCTACATTCCCGAGTCCTCAGTCAATGCGGGCATGGCTCGTGATTGGGCAGAGCCTTTGATCAGCCAGCTATGCTCCTTCCCCGAAGTCCGGCACGATGACTTGGTAGACTCCACATCTCAAGCTTTAAGGCTTTTGCGAGACTTAGGGTTAATTTCCATCGACCCGGTATACAATCCGGATGACGACTACGAAGAAGATCGTCCTAAGCGGGTAAACCCCTACGCCGTCTAACTTAAGGTGCGCACATGGCAGCAATCTACGATCCGCAAGGTAACTACATAGGCGATGATGGCGCCCCTGACTTAGATCAAATGAAGCTGGAGCTGGTCAAAAAGAACCAGCCTCTGTCTTCACAAATTCCCGGCTACGGACGACCAGTCCCACCATCACAAACACCGCCTGACCCACTAGGCTCAGCTGCTGGTAACTTCACCGAGTTGGCAACTAAGTTCAATCCGCTGATGATGGCCAAGTCCATGCGTGAAGCTGCAGGTATCATCACCGTGCCTGCTGTGGCTGCTGTCAAAGGCGTAGGTGAAAGCTTAACCACATCACCTGCTGGCACGTTCACATCAGGCAAGGCGCCTGCATACGCAGAGAAAGTTGCCACGCAGTTCATGCAACAGAACGCGCCGCAAACACCAATGGCGCAGGAATTTGCAGGCGCCATTGCGCCGTACATGGCCGAGCTGCCTGCGTACCTCGGGCACCTACAAACTGGCCGCCCAGCATTTACCCCTAATGATCTGCGGGTTATGGGCGCTGAGGCCACGCGTGTAGGCAGGCAAGTCAAGGATATACCCACAGACTTCTACAACGCGCAATCTGGTCTGCAGAAGTTAGACCCAATCACAGGTCAGCCAACGTACGGCGCCAAGCTCCAAGGTGTTGCTGATAGCATTGGCGACATCATGGCGCAAAGGGAAATGCAAGGGTTGCCACCTATCCCTGGGCTCCCAGCTTCCATGCAGCCAACAAACCCTAAGCTGTATGCCATGCGACCTGAAGGGTCAAGGGTTACATCTGCTACGTTGCCTGCAACTGCAAAGCAAGATGCTGCAACTTACACACCTGCACGTGATCTTGTTCGTAGTGTCATTAGTGATGCAACTATGACGCCTGTACAAGCATTGGACGAGATACAGCACAACATTTTAGGTAAACCTGAATCTGCATCTGCACGCAGGGCATTCGAGTCTTTCCTTAAGACAAAGGCTAATGAGATGTACCCTGATGCGCCGTCTGAAGGCGCGGCATTGGCGGCGTATAAAGCCAGATTCGGAGATAGGGAAGCATCTGCTGCGCACTCATTAGAGATGTACGACGAGTTCTTAAATACGCCTAAAGGTATGCAATACAAAGCGGAGCTTGACTTGCCGTCTGCAGAAGAGTTGCCTGCAATGCACGAGGCTGCTGCCAACTGGCTTAACTCGCAGTTTACCAATTACATCATTGAAAAAGTTGGCACGCCTAATGAGCCTGCAGCCAAGCTGGCAAGCCAAGGCTTAACGTTTGTCCCGCCTTCAGATGTATTTGACTTGTCAACAGGCTTCAGTCACGGTATAGAGGATAAGCGCATCGCAGCAGGTATGCCTGCCAAGACACCTACAGACGAAGCAGTGATTGCGGCAGACCAACAGCTATTAGAATTGGTACAACAAGCTGCTGACGCTGCAACTCGTAAACGCGAACAAGAAGCTATTGCGCAGCAGCTAGGTTACGGCGCAGTTGACCCTAATACAGGTGTTGTGCCTGAAGGTATGAATCTTGGAAGGTATGAGCCTTTTGCACAGGCATCACGTGAGTCTGATAAAGCAAACGCCGCGTATAGAAAGCAACAAAAGGTGGTTGACAATTTGCGTTTAGGCGCTGCGTATGAGTATGCAACTGACACTGCAATTAGCGCAGATACAGCCAAGGGCCTGAAAGAAGACCTTGAATACGGTGAGCGGCAGTTTTATCCTGCGTTAATGCGAACACCTGATGAAGAGCGTGTGTACACTGCATCACCAAGTCGATTGCGTGAACTCGGGTTTGGCGACCTTGCAAAGAGCTTTTACAACGACGTAATGTCGCGTAAGATAAAGTTGGACAAAGTTCCAAAGATGACTGTTGAAAAATATATACGCGATACTGCCGAAGGTCGTATTGCTAAAGAAAAGCTTGCGCAAGCTAAAGAGAAGCAATTTAAGATTGATGCTGACAATCAGTTTGCACGAAGCGCTGCGTTGTATATTCCAAATGACAAAGTCTTTGGCAACGTTGGCGCATTGGAGATTAGTGATCGCTTTACGCCTACGCAGGTTGCGCAGTTGGTAAGTGAAGACACCTTGGCTTTGGACGTTTGCATTGGCGAAGGCGGTAATGTTAAAAATAAGCCAAACCCTTGGCATCCCGGCACAGGCGATCGTCAGTACATTCCAATTTACGATATTGTCACAGGTCAGCGTAACCCGGATGCAACCAGCCCAAGAGGCACATACATTAATGCTGTTGCAAATGGCTCACAAATGGTTAGCTTTAGAGATGTAGTTACAGGTGAGCCTGTTGCCATTTTTGACTTTAACCCTAGCTCATCTGGTAAGTATGACATTAACTTTGCGTCAGGTCGCAAAAACGGTGCTGTTAAGACTGAGTATGTTGAAGGCATTAAGTCTTATCTGAACAGCCGTGAAGATAGAATTCGTGGTGTTAGCAATAAGATGAATGAGAACCTAGGTATCTACGATAGCAAGCGTATGTCGAACAGTGCGCTGGCCGCTGTTGTTAATACACCTGTGACTACGTTTAAAAAGTATGACCTGTCAGGCCTGCCGCGGTTTGTCACAAGCAGCGACATTCGCAATTATGTTGAAGAGCTTAAAGCTAATGCGCCGCAAGAATTGGCACCTGCAATCTTGTCGCAGCGACCTAGTGAAAGCTTAGAAGTATCTACCGCAGGCGCTGTGGCGTCATCAATTGACAACATACTTGATTCTCAAAGACTTGCGTTTGATGAGGCAGGTGAGAGCAATCAGTTTGTTCAAGCAGAAGTATTCTTTAGAGATACTTTAGATCACTTTAATAGATATTTACAAGCTGAAGGGCCTGTACGCGCGTTGGATCGTGCCACGCAGCGCTTGTATGATCTTGAAAATGAATACTCTAATAGCCCACGTATAGTTGCCAATATCATTGCCGATGGTATTCTGGACTTAATGCAAAACTTAGGCTTGCAAGCAGAGTACGTAAACGCGCGTATAGCCGCTGAGGGTGCGCAACCTCGTGCTGTTGCAATGCAAGGTGACCCAATGCCTAACATGGATACCGAAGAGTTGCTTGAGCAATACCGTGATCGCTTATCGCCTGAGCAAGTAGACTGGTTGCAAGACTTTTCAGAACGTTGGGAAGCTGATGTTGATGACTCTCCTGCAGGTTTAGGTATTCACCAAGTCATGGTTGAGGAGTTTGCTCGTTGGAGAGATGCTAATCGTTTAGCGCCTGCTGCGCCTGTAGGTCAAAATGGTCGACCACAATATTTGCGTATGACGCATGACGCGTTTATGCAACTTGAAAATGACTTTGGCACAGAAGCAGCTAATGAGATGAGATCTGCTGTTAGATCGATTATTGAACAGCAAGGTATTGACCCACAAATTAGCACAGATCCGTTTATTACTGCATTAAGAGTGGCTGCGCATGCGTCGCCATTAGGCACTGTCGATATTGCATTAAGCAACTTAGCTAATGAAATGGAAAGCGCATACATGCGGGACTGGGAACCTGAAGTTGCGCCACAACCACCTGCGCGTCAACCTCAGGCTTTTGACTTTGAAAATTATGTGGATACAGCTGCTGATGAGCTGCGCATCTTAAGTGAGACCATTGCTCGTCGCTACGCGTCAATTGCACGCGGCGTAGCTGCGCAACACAGTCCACGGGTAGACCCTGTAGGCTACGCCACTGCATTGCGCGCAGCAAGTAGGGATGTTGCGGATGCCACTATTGGGCGTGAGTTACGCAGATTAGCTGACCAAGTTGAGGCAACTGCGCCACCTGCTCAAGCAGTACAAGCACCAGTTGCGCAAGTAGCGCCGCAGTTTGATTGGGTTGGCGCAGTAGACAACGCATCTAATTCCATTGCTATAAATTTTGGGCCTGTTATTGCTGATCGATTTGACACCATTGCGCACCGTGTTGCTGAAAACCATAACCCACGACTAGACCCCTCAGGCTATGCAGATGCTTTGCGAGCTGTGAATCCTGAACTTGAGCATGAAGCTGTTATTAGGGAACTAGAAGGTCTTGCAAATCGAATTGAGCTACATACCCAGCCGCCTGTCCCACGTGCAGCTGATCTTGATAACATGCGCAATGACCGTATGATTCAAGCTGAAGACATGCTTAATGACCCGGAGTTAAACCCTGAAGACTTGCGCGCCACAGCGTTTGCAATGTCAGGTATGGGTAATCAGCATTGGTCGCCATTGGCAGAAGCTGATCGCCGTTCTTTATCTAACCAACTTTACCAACGCGCCAACTACATTGAGTTTAACCCTACTGACTTTGCTGCGCAATTAGCAAACGAGGCAGGCTTAAATATTGCTGACTTACGTGACACAGTGCAGGCTTTGTATAACACAGAATTCGACCATGAAGTTTTGCGAGGCTTGCCTGACTACGAGGTTGGCCGCGCAGCACATCTTACTGCTGTCGCCTTAGAAAGATTATTGCCTACATTGGAAGCAGCGCAAGGTATGCAGGCTGACGCGCAACTTAGAGCACTGAATCCGAATGGCGTACCGCCTGCCCCTGCAATGCGACGCTTTGAAGTTGGAGACTTTAACCTCTTTGTTAATTATCTACGCGAAAACGCGCCTGCGCCTACTGCACGTGATGTTGGCCACATTAGTGAAACTATTGCTGATGGCATAGGTTTTCCTGACGTAGATGAAGCTCTTAGAGAACAGCCTGCGGCGTTTGCAACTCGACTTAACGAGGCCGCAGAGATAGAGACTAATCCTACAACTGCGCAAGCGCTTAGAGACTTGGCTAACATGGTTGATTTGATTGCGCCGCCTATTACGCAAATACGCCCTGATAGACCTATAACAAATCAAGGCAACGTTACGCAAATAAGCCCAGCGCAATTAGATGTTCTATACAATAACTATGTTAGAGATTATCAACGCTTGCTTGATGAGGGTGAGATTACTGAGACTTGGACGCCGGCTGAATTAGCTGACTTTATTCGAGGCGACGATGAGATTGGCACGCATAATCCAACACAGGCCGACCGCGAGGCGTTAGCACAACTTGTTGAGACACGTGGTTTACCTGAAGCTCTTGCTAGAAACGCTGAGTATAGTGCAACAGCTGAAGAGATTGTAAACTTGCTTGAGGACGGCTACTATACAGACACGCCTAATCCGCGTGCTGCTGTTCGTTTAATTCGACAGCATTTACGTGCGTTGAATCGCAGTGGCGAACAGGCATTTGAAGACATCTTAGGCATGGCCACAACAGGATATGAATGGTCACCTGAGCTTATGCAGGCTCTTAAAGTTAAGCTTGAAGCGCTTGTTGCAAGATACCAAGGCATGGACGACTACGCTGAAGGCGGTCCAGTTCGTGGCTACCAAGCCGGTGGGTCTGTCAAAAAGCCTGACGTGCCAACGCCTTGGCTATTCAGTGTCCCGACTTACTCGGAGACTGTGGCCTATGAGATGTACCCCGGCCAAAAAGGGCAGGATGACCAGCGGGACGCTGCAAGGCATATGCTGGCTGCTGGCACGCTTTCACGTAAGTACGGACCTAAAACAGCTGAGTTCTTAGGCAAAGCTCACGAGTTCACGACTTCCCCACTTCAAGCTGTCAAATCCATGTTTGGAGGGCAAATGCCAGCAGATTATGGTATGGATACCCACAACAACCGTTTTGGAGCAGAACTGGGGCAACGTGCCAAGTCTCAAGCAGAGCTAGAAGATCTCGTACAGGCGGAAGCCGAGCGTGCATCTCGTACACAAACTCAGGGTCAAGCCTTCATTAAAAAGGCGAATGGTGGTATAGTCCAACAAAATCCGACTACCGATCAAATGCGATACGCCCTCACGATGCGGAGAAAATAACTTATGGCCACACAGATGCCAATTCCACCGGACTTCGATCGTTTCATCGAGCCCATGTCAGACGATGAAGCCGAAGCCGCTGGGCCTTCTGCTCTCACCATGTTCGATGAGATGGAAGATGAGACTCCGGAAGTAGAAGAATTGCCCGACGGCTCGGCCATCGTAAGAATGGAAGATGATTCCAAAGGGCCAGAAGGTGAGCCTGACTTTTACGAGAACTTGGCTGACGTGCTTGACAGCTACGACCTCAGCAAATTGGCTCACAAGTACGTTGAGCTGATTGAGAAAGACAAAGAAGCTCGCGAGGAGCGTGATAAGCAATATGAAGAAGGTCTGCGTCGTACGGGCTTAGGCCACGATGCGCCGGGCGGAGCGCAATTCACCGGAGCCAGCAAGGTTGTCCACCCACTCATGGCTGAAGCATGCGTTGACTTCTCAGCTCGAGCCATCAAGGAGCTATTCCCCGCCGATGGGCCAGTTAAAACAAAGATCATTGGTGAGACTACAGATGAGAAGGTAGAACGCGCAGAGCGTAAGCGCGACTATATGAACTGGCAGCTCACTGAGCAGATTGAAGAATACCGCGATGAGGAAGAGCAGCTGTTAACTCAGTTGCCGCTTGGTGGTAGCCAATACATGAAGATCTGGTACGACGACCAGAAACGCAGGCCTTGCGCTGAGTTTGTGCCTATTGATAATGTGTACTTACCTTTTGCAGCTGTTAACTTTTACACTGCAGGCCGCGTCACTGAAGTCCAAGACATTACACAAGAGACTTTTGAAGAGCGCGTTGAAAGTGGCCTCTACGTTGACATTGATATTGTTCGTGCCTCTATGGAGCCTGAGGAGTCCAAGTCCGAGAAAGCAAACAATAAGATTGAAGGCCGTAAGAGCCAAGCGGATAACGTAGACGGTGTGCGCCGTGTATACCACATCTATACTTGGCTTTCTTTGGATGATGACAACTACTCAGATTCAAAGCGTGCGCCGTACATCTTGATGATTGATGACCTAACAACTGAGGTTGTTGGCTTATACCGTAACTGGGCGGATGGCGACGAGACCATGACCAAGCTGGACTGGTTGATCGAGTTTAAGTTCATCCCATGGCGTGGTGCTTACGCAATTGGCTTACCGCATCTTATTGGTGGCCTATCTGCAGCGCTTACTGGCTCGTTGCGCGCACTGCTTGACTCAGCGCACATTACCAACGCGCCTACAATGCTTAAGCTTAAAGGCGCAAAGATGTCAGGCCAGTCGCTGACCATTGAGCCTACGCAGGTTAGTGAGATTGAAGGCGCACCGGGCATTGACGATATTCGTAAAATTGCCATGCCATTGCCATTTAACCAGCCCTCTCCTGTGCTGCTTGAATTGCTAGGTTGGTTAACCACAGCTGCAAAAGGCGTGGTTACTACAAGCGAAGAAAAGATTGCAGACATTACAAGCAACGCGCCAGTAGGTACTACGCAAGCTTTGATTGAGCAAGGCGCCGCGGTGTTTAGCGCTGTGCATGCACGATTGCATGACTCTCAGCGCCGAGTATTGAAAGTTATTGCAAGGTTGAATAACTGGTACTTGGATGAGCAGGTTAAAGGCGAGATGGTTGAGGACTTGGAAGTTACCAAAGAAGACTTTGCCAAGAACTCAGACATTGTTCCAGTGTCTGACCCTCATATCTTTGCAGAGACACAGCGGTACGCGCAGATCCAGACTCTGGCTGCACGAGCTCAGGCCAACCCTGACTTGTATAACAGACTTGCTGTTGAGAAGCGAATCCTTAAGCAAATCAGATTGCCTGACGTCAACGAGGTTTTGCCTGATCCTAACGAGGTGAAGGAAATGAATCCGGCTTTGGAGAACGTGGCCATGACTTTTGGTCGCCACGCCGGTGCATTCCCGCGGCAAGATCACTTGTCCCACATTCAGGTTCACTTGGATTATTTGCAAGACCCAATGTATGGTGCTAATCCCATCATGGCTCCGGCTTTCATCCCATTGTGTTTGGAGCATTTAAAGCAGCACTTGACCCTGTGGTACCTTAACCAAGTGGATTCATATAGCTCAGCAGCGTTGAATAGACCATTCAATGTCTTGAAAGAGCAGACATTGCCGCAAGGCGCGGATCAGTTGCTTGCAGCCGTTGCGCAGCACGTGCATAAAGATACTGGTGAGACCTTTAAGGCATTGCCACCCATCATCCAGAACGCCATTGCTGCCATTAAGCAATTGTCAGGCTCACCGCCTGCAGACCCCGCAACGCAAGCATTTGTCCAAACCAGCATGGCCGAGACACAGCGCCGCGCTACCAAGGATCAAGCCGAGATGCAACTGGAAGCTGCTAAGCTTCAGCAGGATATGCAACTTGCAACTCAGAAACTTCAAGCCGATATGGCTAAGAATACTGAGAACAATCTCACGCAAGAAAGAATTAAGTCAGCGGACCTTACGCGCGATGCCGCTAGCTTACAACACGAGCAGGTTAAAACTGCTTTAGAAGCGCAGAATCTAATTCAACAAACCCTAGGAGCTCAAAATGGCTGATGAAGGAATTAACATGCACAAGCGCTTGGCAATGGGAGCGGGTGATTCCGTTGCTACAGCCAAGGGCAAGAGCGTGATTCAAAAGTATAAGTCAGGCGGCAGCGTGATGCCTGAGTCTCGTGTGGCTAATTTGCCAGCACGTGGTTCAGCGCCTCCACCCTTGCCTAAGCCTACTGGCAAAATTGCGACGATGAAAAAAGGCGGAGCCGCCAAGAAGATGTCTGGCTTTGCAGTAACCATCGCGATCCCCGTGAAGAAGTCTGCAGGTCGTGGCCGCTAAACATGGCAGCGCTTGCAAATTTCATTGGTCTTATTAAGCAAAGGCAAGAGCGAATTGCTGAATCCCTAGTTCAGGGAAATGCAGTCACATTTGAAGCCTACCAGCGCTTAGTTGGCCAGCACCAAGGCTTGGAGGAAGCCTTGCTTATCATTAACCAACTCTTAGAAGAGGAAAAAAATGTCGAATGACGTTGAACAGACGCTTGCAGAAGCGTTTCCTGTAATAGACCCTTTAATGGCACCGTATGGCGCAAGGATTCTTGTGCAGTTACGAGCAGTTAAAGAAAAAGTCTCATCTGCTGGAATTTTTATTCCGCAGGAAACTAAGGAGACCGAGAAGTGGAATACCCAAGTTGGGAAGATCATTTCAATCGGGCCTCTTGCATTTAAGAAACGCGAATCCATGGAGCCTTGGCCTGAAGGTGCATGGGCACAGGTAGGCGACTTTGTTCGTGTACCTAAGTGGGGCGGTGATCGATGGGAGATTGATTTCAAAGACGAGCAGGGTGCTGAAGGCAAATGCCTTTTTACCTTCTTCAATGATCATGAACTCATTGGCAAAGTCACTGGCGACCCTCGTGATATTAAAGCTTTTATTTAAGCTTTGAAAGGATGATACATGAATGCAACTGAAAAGTTGGAAATGCAGGTCGACGAGACCAAAGACGGCGCAGCCATTGCGCAATTACCTGACGGAATGTCAAATCCCCAGTCTGATGATGACGAAGATGGCGTATCTGATGCATCAGATGACACTGAGGGACCCGGAGATGACGAGGGTGAAGGTTCTACCACAGACGACCCGGAAAGAGAGGCCATTCGTGCCGCTCGACGTGAAGAACGTAAGCTTAAGAAGCAACTTCATCGTGAAAAAGCCCGTGAATCTAATCACTTGATTACGGCTCTGCGTAAGCAGAACTCACAAATGGCGGAGCGAGTAGCTCTTTTGGAGAAACGCACGTCTGGTGCTGAGTTAGCAAGGGTTGATAAGGCCATTGACGACGCGGGCACAAGGCTTGAGTACGCCAAAATGAAGCTACAAGAGGCTGTCAATGCTCGAAATGGTGAAGAAGTTACCAAAGCCCAACAGCTCTGGTACGATAGCCAACGGCATTTAGAGTCTTTGCAGTCATTGCGTGAAACTGCTAACAAGCAGCTTACTCAGACTTCTCAGAACATTAAACTTCCCGATCCAATGGTCCAGAAAATGGCTTCAGATTGGATCGATAAGAATAAGTGGTATGACCCCCAATTGAAGGATGCAGATTCTAAGATTGCGCAGACCATTGACGTGGCGTTGACCGAAGAAGGCTACGACCCAGCACTTCCCGACTACTGGGATGAGCTCGACGACAGATTGCAAAAATATTTACCACACCGATATAATTCGGGGTATAGTAATGGTACGAGAAACCCAAGACCGAGATCTGTTGTGACAAGTTCAGGACGTGATACCACTGCGACGACAAGGGCCAACGAATACATCGTTGATCCTAAGCGTGTTGCTGCCATTAAAGAGGCAGGCATGTGGGATAACATCGAACAGCGAAACAAAATGATTCGCAAGTTTGCAGAATATGATAAACAACAGAAACGGAAATAAGCATGGACGATCGTATTAAAAAGAACACCAACGCAGGACGTGAGAATCGTGCATCGCAAGATGATTCACGCGCTGCACCTGAAGAAAAATTTGTTTCTTCCGAGGAACGTCGTAGGATGTTCCGCTCGGAGTGGCTGCAAGAGGCGCTTCCGACCCCTCCCGAGATACCGGGATACCACCTATGCTGGTTGTCTTCTACCAACCAATATGACCCAATTCACAAGCGTATGCGACTGGGCTATGAACCAGTAAAAGCCGAAGAATTACCCGGCTTTGAGCATTTGAAAGTGAAAGCTGGCGAACACGTAGGCTTTGTTGCTTGTAACGAGATGCTTTTGTATAAATTGCCTATGGACATTTATCAAGAGCTCATGTACGAACTTCATCATCTTGCCCCTATGGAGGAGCAACAGAAGATTAAGGTTCAACAAGAACAATTGCTGGGTGAACGTGATAGCAATGGCAAGACATTGGTTTCAATTGAAGGCGGCGGTGTAGGTTTCGATGCAAAAGTTAAACCCCGTCCTGTTTTTGAGTAAACATGACAAAGTTTTTATTTCAATCTTTGAAAGGACTCAATCATGAGTGCAACTAATGCGCCGTTTGGTCTTCGTCCCGCGTATCATCCCTCAGGGTTAGATCGCGCTGTGACGCTGGCTGACGGCATTGCTTCTGCCTATAACACGGCTATCCTAAAAGGTCAACCCGTAAAGTTGAACACTTCAGGTAATATTGTCGTCGCTGCTGCTGGGGATTCATTCCAGGGCGCCTTTGCTGGCGTGCAGTTTACTGACAGTACAGGTCGTGCACGTGTATCCAACAATTGGCCCGCAAATACTGCGTATACAGCTGGCTCATGCGTTGCTTACTATTACAACGATCCTAACATTGTGTATGAGATCCAAGCTGCGGGTTCGTTAGCGCAAACATCCGTGGGTGACATGGCTGATTTGAGCAACACCACTGCTGGTTCAACTACAACTGGTTTGTCTGCTTGCACCTTGTCAACCACATTGGTTGGCGCTGGTAATAGCGCACAGATGTTGATCCGTGAATTAGCTCCGTACCCTGACAATGCTTGGGGCGATGCGTACACGATTGTGCGCGTAACTATCAACGAGTCGCAGTTCAATGCGTCCGTTGTTGCAGTTTAAAGGAGGGAGTGAACCATGGCAGCTCCAATGCGCAGTACCGACTTTCGTAGCATCGTCGAACCTATCTTAAACGAATGTTTCGACGGTGTATACGATCAACGCTCGGATGAATGGTCCACGGTCTTCCGTGAACAACAAGGTATCCCCCGTAACTACCACGAAGAACCTGTCTTGTACGGTTTTGGTGCAGCACCTCAGTTGCCTGACGGCAGCCCTGTTGCTTACCAACAAGGTGGTGTCCTGTTCCTCAAACGTTACCTCTACAATGTGTATGGCTTGGCCTTTGCATTGACCAAGGTATTGGTTGAAGACGGCGACCACATCCGTATTGGTCAAGTTTACGCTAAGCATTTGGCCCAGTCTTTGGTGGAAACCAAAGAGACATTGGCAGCCAATGTGTTGAACCAAGCGTTCAACTCAGCATATGCTGGCGGCGATGGTGTTCAGTTGAATGCTTCTACACACCCACTGGTTAGTGGTACAGCAAGTAACTTGCTGAACACAGCTGCTAACTTGAGCCAGACTTCCTTGGAGCAGATGCTGATCCAAGTTCGTCAAGCAGTGGATAACAACGGCAAGAAGATCCGTTTGCAACCCCTGAAGTTAGTGGTTGCTCCCGGTAATGTCTTCCAAGCTGAAGTTTTGCTGAAGAGCGTTCTTCGTGCTGGTACAGCCAACAACGACATCAACCCAATTAAGTCTATCGGTTTGATGCCTGAAGGCGCTTCAGTTATCTCCCGCTTGACTTCTGCCACAGCATGGTGGGTTCAGACTGATGCCCCTGAAGGCATGAAGTTGATGATGCGCCGTGGCTTGGAAAAGACCATGGAAGGCGACTTTGAGACCGACTCAATGCGTTATAAGGCCACTGAGCGTTATGACCTTGGTTGGACTGACTGGCGTTCAATGTTCGGTACACCCGGCGTCTAAACCCAAGTGGGGGCTCCGGCCCCTACACTTTAAGGAAAAAAGACAATGGCATACAATAATGCAGTAACTAACTCGGCAGGCCAGCTGTCCGCAATCACCACAACGATTGCGTTTAGCAATACCGGTGCAGTCACTATTGGTACTATTCCAGCAAACGCGCAGATTCAGAACGTCCACATCGACGTAACGACTGCGTTTAATGCTGGCACTACCAACACTGTGACCGTTGGTAAAACTGGCACTGCTGCAGCTTATGTCACTTCTACTTCCGTAGGCTCGGCAGGTCGCGCATCAGTTGCTTCAACTGGTGTGTACAGCGCTTGGGCTGACGTGGGTAACAGTGATGTTGACTACGCAACGGTGACATTTACACAAACTGGAACTGCAGCTACTGCAGGCGCAGCTCGTGTGACTATCATTTACAAAGCTTTTGCTTAAAAGGGGATCATCATGGGACAGTTTAAACCAATGCCTAAGATGATGACTACAGAGCCTTCAGTTGAACTGAAGCTTAAAAAAGGCGGCGCAGTAAAGAAAGCTATGGGTGGAATTATCCCTGAAAAAGCTTCTGCACGTGGCGCCCCTATGGCAGCTCGTCGTGGTATGGCCCCCGCCATGCCTAGTCGCGGTATCGGTATGGGTGGTATTCCTACAAAAATGGAAACCGGCCCAATGCCTATGGCGCGTAAAAAGGGCGGTGAGGTTGAGTCTCCTAAGATGCACAAAGCTGAGATGTCAGCTATTAAAGGCATTAAAGGCGATCTTAAGTCTCATGCTAATAAGTCTGCGTCTAAAGCGCATAAAGGTCTGAAAACTGGTGGAGTAATTGAGAAGTACGCTACAGGTGGCGTAATTCAAAAGTACAAAACTGGTGGTAAGATGAAAAAAGCTTACGGCGGTTCTTGCTAATCAAGGTCGGGGCTTCGGCCCCTTCCTTTTAAGGATTTATTATGAGCACACTAACCAATGTATTCTCTGCACATGCAAATGCTACAGGGTCAGTTTACGCAGGCGCAACCAATCTTGGTGGCTATCAAATTAAGCCCGGTGGTACTGCTGGCACAATTGAAATTCGTGATGGTGGTGCAAGCGGCACGCTATTGCTGGAGTTGGATATTACAACGAACACTGCTGTTATTGCAACGCTGTTGCCCGGAAATGGAATTCGGTTTAACACAAGTATTTATGTAGTGTTACCAACAAGCGCGGCAATTACGATTTTCTGTGGCTAATCATGCCTTTGATTAAAAGCAAATCTGATAAAGCTTTTAAGAAGAACATCTCAGCTGAGGTGAAGGCTGGCAAGCCTGTCAAGCAAGCCGTTGCCATTGCGTACTCGGTAAAGCGTGGCGCGCAGAAGATGAAAGATGGTGGCGACCCTAGGCTTTCAGTCTCACGCGGTGAGAAGCTACCCACAAGTCAAGGCGCAGGTTTAACGCAAAAAGGGCGTGATAAGTTTAATCGAGCAACTGGCTCTAATCTTAAAGCACCTGCACCGCACCCAAAAACAAAAGCTGATGCGGGAAGAAAAGCCTCGTTTTGTGCTAGAATGTCTGGAATGCCGGGGCCTAAGCGCGATGAAAAAGGCGAGCTTACTCGTAAGGCCGCATCTCTTAAACGTTGGAATTGTCCTGGGTGGTAATGTATGAGCACTAGTGGAACAGTTGGCCAAACAACAATCACGGTTCAGAATCTGATTGATCACGGCGCGCGTCGTGCCGGAAAGCTGGCTGAAGAGTTAACGGTAGAACAAGTGCAGTCTTCAAAAGACAGTCTTTATTACTTGCTTTCTAATCTTGCAAATCGCGGAATTCAGTACTGGTGTATTGATAAGACTGTGATAGGTCTTAATCCCGACAAGTATGTTTACTACCTGCCAACTGGCACGGTAGATGTTTTGAACTCCAATTACCGAACAGTCACTGCAAATAACACTGGGGCTAATAGTTCTTCTGGTGTTACGGCTAACGCCTTTGATGGTCAATACACCAACATTTGTCAATTAACCACCAACACGGGCTATATTGGCATCAATAACGGGTCTGGAAATGACATCTACATGGGGACCGTGGGTATACTACCAGCAATATCCGGCTCAGTGACCATCTCAATTCAGTCTTCTACCAATGGTAATACATGGACAACTGTTTATAGCCCTGGAGCCGTTACGTGGTCTGCAGGCACATGGCTTTACTACGACTTAGAGCCTTCTGCCAGCACGCCGTACTGGAGGATCTTGCAAACAGCAGGCGCCAATATGGGTGTTTATCAGGTGGTTTTTGGCTCAAACGCCAATGAAATACCACTTGCTCGATTGAATCGTGATGACTACACCAACCTGCCTAACAAGAACTTTACCAGTCTTTACCCGCTACAATTTTGGTTTGACCGTAACATTCCGCAGCCTGCAATGTACGTTTGGCCTGCGCCATCATCATTCGCTCCACAACTCGTGGTCTGGAGACATCGGCAAATCCAGGATGTAGGTGATTTATCAGGTGAGATAGAAATTCCCCAGAGATGGTATCTGGCCATTCAGAATATGCTCGCGCATCAGATGGCTATGGAACTACCCACAGTTGCCGGAGAGCGTATTGCCTATCTTGAAGGACAAGCTGAAAAGTATTGGAATATTGCTGAGCAGGAAGAAAGAGACAAGAGTCCGATTTACTTTGCTCCCAATATTAGTTACTATACGAGGTAAGTATGCCACGTACGCTAGATACTCTTGGCAATGCGGTATTAAGTATTGCAATTTGTGACAGATGTCACATGAAGAGAGCGTATGTTGAACTGATGCCTGATGGCAATAACCCGGGCTTAAAAGTCTGTGACCATGGCTGCAGAGATCAGTTTGACCCATACCGTTTACCAGCGCGGCAGCCTGAAAAGATTGCACTTAGATTTCCAAGGCCTGATGTCAGTGTAGCTGCAAACCAAGACTCCTTGATCACTGGGCCTTATAATACGTACAACATCTCTCCGGAGCAGAATACTGATGATCCAGAGACCAATGGCAACCTTGATAACCTGAGTCCGTAATATGGCCAATATACAAATTACGCAACTACCAGCAGCTGGTGCAATCACAGGCACCGAGTCAGTGCCAATTGTGCAAAACGGCGTTACGGTTAAGACAACTACAGGCGCCATTGCTGCATCACCTGCGCTAACTGCAACGTTTTTAACTAAAAACCAAGAGCCTACACTACCCAACAGCCGCTATTTATCAACCAACACTGGTATTACATTGGTTGATGGCGGCGCGCAGTCTTACTATCAAGTTGCATTAACAGGCGCAGTTTCACAGTTAAACGCGCTTGGCGGTGGTATTGTTGTTAAAGACGGTGCCGGTTCACTGATTAACCGTTCTATAGCAACTTCAGGCAATGGCTTGAGTGTATCTAATGCTGATGGTACTGGTGGTAACCCCACGTTGCAATTAACTGGAATTGCAGCAGCTGTAGCTAGCTTAGGCGGCACAGGCATGATTGCAGTAGTGGGTGGCACAACTGTTGCAAGTCGCGAAATTACTGGCACAGCAAATCAAATTGCTGTTGCCAATGGTAATGGCTCAGGCAATCCAACGATTTCAGTTGTTGATAACGTAACACTACCTGGGACAGGCGGCGTAACCTTACCTAAGGGAACAACGGCGCAGCAACCTGTAGGCACCGCAGGTCAGTTTAGATTTAATACTGACACGCAAACATTTGATGGCTATGCATCAGGTTCGTGGAGCCAATTCTCGTTGGTTGGTGGTGTTACATTATTTTCTGCTGGTAGCACAGGTTTTACGCCATCTTCGGCAACAGGCGGAGCAATAACTCTTGGCGGCGTACTTAATGTTACAAGTGGCGGTACTGGTACAAGCTACTTGGTTGGTTACATCCAAGGTGGCGGCACATCCCCTATGTACGCTTCTGCCACTATTCCAACTACTGACTTATCAGGAACGGTTACTAATGCCCAAATCGCGAATCCTAATGTTACGTTCAATGGTGTAAGTGTTAACCTTGGAGCTTCCGGCACGATTACTGCCGCGAACCCAAATGCCTTGACTTTCGGGACTGGATTCACTGCGGGATCTTACACTGGCGCAACTGCTCAGACGATTAATCTAGCGAATACCGCAGTGACTGCCGCCTCGTACGGATCTGCAAGCAATACCTTGACTGCAACTGTCAACGCGCAAGGTCAATTGACAGCGATGGCGGCAACACCAATTGCGATTACAAACACGCAGATCTCTGGCTTGGGCACGATGTCCACACAGAACGCAAGTGCGGTAGCGGTAACTGGTGGCACGATCAACGGCACGACAATTGGCGCAACAACAGCCGCCGCTGGTACGTTTACCAATGTAGCAATGACCACTGGAACGATTACGACTCTTCCAACTGCCAATACTGACATTGTCAACAAAGAATACGCAGATTCAATTGCATCTGGTATTAACTTTCACCAATCATGTAATTTAGCGACAACAGCCGCTCTTGCATCTTGCACATATAACAACGGTGCTTCTGGTGTTGGCGCTACGTTGACTGCTACGGCAAATGGTGCGCTGACTGTAGATAGCGTGCTGACTGTTGTAAACAACCGAATTTTAGTTAAGAACCAAGTTAGCGGTGCTCAAAACGGTATTTATGTTGTTACGCAAGTAGGTACAGCAGGAACGCCTTTTATTCTGACTCGCGCTACTGACTACGACACAAGCGGTTCTGGAACCAACGAAATTGATCAAGGCGACTTTGTTTTGATTTTGTCTGGCACTTCTTACGCCAATACATCTTGGGTTCAACAGACACCTCTTCCAATTACGGTTGGTACTACAGCAATTGTTTGGGTACAGTTTGGCGCTCCTTTGACCTATTCTGCTGGTACAGGTCTGAACGAGTCGCCCTCTTACACGTTCAACATTGCCAACACTGGCGTTTCGGCTGGGTCTTATGGTATTGCGGCATCTGTACCAACAATTGCAATTAACGCGCAAGGTCAGATTACCAGCGCCAGCAATACGGCTATTGCAATTGCCGCCTCTCAAGTTACTTCTGGTACGTTTAGCAATGCATTTTTGACCAACAGCGCAGTGACCGTGAATGGCACATCCATCTCTTTAGGTGCGTCTGGAACAATCACGGCGGCTAACCCAAATGCTTTGACCATCGGCACAGGTTTGACAGGTACAAGCTACACAGGTGCGGCGGCTGTCACGATTGCTTTGGCGGCTTCTGGCGTAACTGCGGCGACCTACGGTTCTGCCTCACAGGTTCCAGTCTTTGCTGTAGATACTTATGGTCGCCTCACGTCGGTCACCAATACGTCTATTGCTATTGCCGCGGGAGCTGTATCTGGTTTGGCTCCTTCAGCCACCACCGACACAACCAACGCCGCCAATATCACCTCTGGAACGCTTCTAGCGGCTCGTTTGAGTGGCTCCTACACTGGTATTACTGGTGTTGGAACTCTGACAGCAGGCACATGGAACGGCACAGCTATCGGTGTTGCTTACGGCGGTACTGGCTTAACGGCTACACCATCAAACGGCCAGTTGGCTATCGGTAACGGCTCAGGCTACTCACTGGCTACTTTGACTGCTGGCACGAACGTCAGTATCTCAAATACTTCTGGCGGCATCACAATTTCTGCTACCCCTTCCGCTGGTGGTACGGTGACAAGCGTGGATGTGTCTGGCGGTACGACTGGACTGACCACGAGCGGAGGCCCCGTCACCGTGTCAGGGACGATCACCCTTGCTGGTACTTTGGTCGTCGCAAACGGCGGTACAGGTGCTACTACCCTGACTGGTTATGTGTACGGCAACGGCACAAGCGCAATGTCTGCGTCCACCACGATCCCTAACACAGCAATCACTGGTTTAGGGACAATGTCCACACAAAGTGCTGGCGCAGTAGCTATAACTGGTGGGACAATTAACGGAACATCGATTGGTGCAACAACGACATCAACGGGTGCGTTTACAACATTGAATGCTACAACTGGCATCTTCGGAGGAACCTTCTAATGGCGGCTTCAGGCTTTACCCCAATATCGCTGTACTACAGCACAACGGCTTCTGCTGTCCCTACTTCTGGAAACCTTGCCAATGGCGAGTTAGGATTAAACATAGCTGACATGAAGCTGTACGCAAAGAACAGCGCAGGCACTGTTACGCTGTTGGCATCAAGTACAGGTGCTTCAGGTACTGTTTCGAGCGTTGCTCAATCATTTACAGGTGGACTAATCTCGGTTGCTGGATCTCCCATAACAACTTCAGGAACCCTTGCTTTAACTGTTGCAGGAACGTCAGGCGGTGTGCCTTACTTCTCAAGTACAAGTTCATGGGCCTCATCCGCCGCATTGACTCAGTATGGTGTTGTTATTGGAGGTGGCGCAGGAGCCGCACCTACTTCAACTTCTGCTGGGACTGCGACTTATGTGCTGACTTCAAATGGTTCAGGAGCCGCTCCAACCTTTCAGGCGTCTTCTGGTGTATCAACAGGCAAATCCATCGCTATGGCGATGATCTTCGGTTTCTAAGGAGCTATAAATGGCAAACCCAAATATCGTCAATGTAACGACCATTAACGGAACAACAGCATATATTGCTCCTTCTGGTACAGGTGCTGTTGCAACATGGACGTATGCTGACCCAAGTACAAGCGGTACAGTCTCGCTCCCGGGGCTATCCCCCGCATCAGGCACAGTCAATAAGATCAACAACATTGTTGCTTCTAACGTGACCGCTTCTGCTGTTAACGTAAGTGTTGCGGTTGCAAACAACCCAACATTTGCAAGCGGTACGCCTTACTACATTGTGTATCAGGTGAGTGTTCCAGCAAATGCATCATTGATTGTGACTGACAAGACCACGGCTTTTTATGTTACCCAATTTCAATCTGTTGGTGTAACGGTTGGCACAGCTAACGCAATCAATTTCACTGCATCATTTGAAGCAATCACATCCTGATAGGAGTCGCTAATGTCGATGCGCTATCAAGCTGGTTTTTTAACGGCATCATATTTTCCGTTACTAATTCCTGACGCCCCTACTATTGGCACAGCTACTGCTGGAAACTTGTCTGCGTCTGTGGCATTTACAGCGCCAACCAATGTGGGTGGTGGAGCCATTAGTAGTTATACGGTGACCTCGACGCCAAGTAACTTTACTGGTACAGGGGCATCTTCCCCTATTACCGTAAGTGGTCTAACAAATGGTGCAAGTTATACATTTGCAGTTGTTGCTACAAATGCATATGGGAATAGCCCATCTAGCGCCGCAAGCAATAGCGTAACGGTTACAGGCGCGCCAACATCTGTTAGTTTCCTTATGGCGGCTGGTGGCGGTGGTGGTGGCTCTAAACGTGGTGCGGGTGGAGGTGCTGGCGGTTTAATCAGAACATGTGTTTCTGTGACGACTGGAACTACGTATTCATTTACGATTGGTGGTGGCGGTTCTGGTTCAGCAATAGGCGCTGGTTCCGCAACGCAAGGCTCATCCTCTACAGGATTTGGAAATACTTCTGTAGGTGGAGGTAGAGGTGCTGGTTACACAGGCACTTCGTTAGCAGGTGGCAATGGAGGATCAGGCGGCGGTGCAAGTCGTGGTGAGCCATCAGGTGGGGCGCAATCAGGCGGTACTGCAACAGCATGTCAAGGTAACGTAGGCGGTTCTGTTCCAGCAAGCACAACCTATTACATGGGTGCTGGCGGCGGTGGTGCTGGCGCGGCAGGTCAAAACGGAATCAATTCTTATCCAAATGGCGGAGCAGGTGGTGCTGGATACACATGGATTAACGGAACGACTTACGCTGGTGGCGGTGGCGGTAGCGGTACTGGTCAATGTAATAATGGCGGAGCTGGAGGCTCAGGTGGTGGTGGTGCAGGTGGTAGATGCGTCACAATATCCCCAACCGCTGGGACTGCTAACCGAGGCGGCGGCGGAGGTGGTGGTGGCGATAACCCATGCGCTTTTGGTGCGTCAGGTGGTTCAGGTATTGTAATTGTTGCGTACCCTGATACTTATGATGCCGCCGTATCTACAACTGGATCACCTACGGTTACTGTAACAGGCGGTTATCGTTATTACACATATAACTCTTCTGGTTCAATCAGGTGGTAAATAAATATGCCTACTTTTAGTGGAATTTGGACTTCAAGACAACAAATGCAAGCCATAGGCTCGGGGTTTTGGCCTACCAAGCCTGCGACTCCGACAATTGGCACCGCAACTTCTGCGTCGTCAAGTTCTATTTCTGTGTCGTTTACGGCGGGTAGTTCAAATTATTCAACACCAGTAACGTATACCGCGACTTCTAGCCCCGGAGGTTTCACTGCAACTGGCAGTTCTTCACCGCTTACAGTTACAGGCTTAAGTTCAGGAACTTCTTATACCTTCACTGTTACAGCAACAAACCCATTAGGAACAAGTGCGGCAAGTGCCGCAAGCAATAGTGTAAGCCCAGCCACGGTGCCCGGGGCGCCTACGATTGGTACAGCTACCGCTGGCAATGCAACTGCCTCTATCACCTTTACTGCACCAGCAAGCGATGGCGGGTCGGCTATTACAGGTTACACGGCTACAAGTTCGCCCAGTAGCATTACAGGTACTGGAGCAAGCTCTCCTATTACTGTTTCTGGTTTAAGTAACGGTACAGGTTATACGTTCACGGTTACAGCTACAAATGCAATTGGTACAGGCGCGGCTAGTGCGGCAAGTAACAGCGTAACGCCATCTGCGCCTGCTATTACATCTGTTGAATATATGGTTGTTGCGGGTGGCGGCTCAGGAGGTTACGATGGTGGCGGAGGCGGTGGCGCGGGTGGATATAGAACATCAACACTTGCTGTTTCAACAGGTGTTTCATATACCGTCACAGTTGGCGCAGGTGGTACTGGAAGTACTGGTACAAATGGCAACCCCGGCTCAAATTCAGTGTTCAGTTCTATCACCTCTACTGGCGGTGGCTATGGTGGTAGAAAAGGCAATGGAGGCGGTACTGGCGGCTCTGGTGGTGGCGGTGGTCATAACTGTGCAGGTTATGGATGCGGAACATCAGGGCAAGGAAATCGAGGCGGTAATGCTTCATGCAATTCAGGCGGCGGCGGTGGTGGTGCAACTGGAGTAGGTAACACTGGCGGTAGTTCCAGAGGTGGAAACGGCGGCGACGGTATAAATTGGCTAGGAATTGGCACCTTTTACGCAGGCGGTGGTGGTGGTGGTACATATTCACTAGGTGGCACACAATCATGCGGTGGTTCGGGTGGCGGCGGCACAGGCGGCACAGGAAACAATGCGGGCACTGCTGGAACTACTAACAGAGGTGCTGGCGGTGGTGGCGCTGGTGGTTATGGTAATACTAATACTGGTGGCGCTGGCGGTTCAGGTATTGTGATTATTAGATACGCTAGCACTTTTCCTGTCGCCGCGTCTACAACTGGGTCACCTACAGTTACAGTAAGTAGCGGCTATCGTTATTACACGTGGACTTCTTCTGGTTCAATTACATTCTGAGGCGAAACATGAGTCATTTTGCAAAAGTTGAAAACGGCATAGTTACACAAGTTATTGTGGCAGATCAGGATGTCATTGATTCTGGTATGTTTGGTACAGGATGGGTTCAAACTTCGTACAACACTCGCGGAGGACAGCATCCTGAAGGTCGTCCATTACGTAAAAACTACGCTGGGATTGGTTACACATACGACGCAAACCGTGACGCATTTATCCCACCACAGCCATACCCATCATGGTTGTTTGATGAGAATACTTGCTTGTGGAGTTCCCCAATACCGCACCCAACTGATAACAAATTTTACACTTGGGATGAGGCAACAACATCTTGGGTGGAGGTTGTGAATGTCTAACCAGTTCCCCGGTGGCATCGTCACCAAGAATCCTACTATTCCAACAACTTCTTCAGCTAAAGGAATTTGGACGCTTACTCAAGCTGTTTCTTACACCAAACTTGGGTTGTGGCCTCGCAGTCCCGGCGCCCCTACCTCTGTGACTGCTACTGCTGGTGTTAGTTCTGCCTCCATAGCATTTACAGCACCGACTGATTTGGGGAATGGCGGCATTAGTAGTTATACGGT